TGCTTTCAAACAGGATATGAAAGGAATTGGCAAAGAAATTACAGGAGTGGTAAAAGATTTGCTTCCTGCAATTCCTAAAATACTGAAAGGTGTTTTGTCATTTTTAAATTTCATTGGGCCTAAAGTGACTTTGATTGGAACTGTTATTAGTTCTATGGTTCCTATTTTCGTCTCTATAGGTATGGGAATTTCCGCTATTACTGGAATTGCAGTATCTACTTTAGTTCCTGTTCTTGGATTGATTGTCTCTGCCGTGATGTTGTGGGGGAGTGTTATCAAGGAAATTTACGACAATTGGGATATGCTTAAATCCTTCATTGTCGATGACGTTTGGGGTTCAATCAAAAAGACCATTGGAAATGCTTGGGATTGGTTCAAGTCTGTTTTCATTGATCCGTTCGTCAATTTCTTCCATGTTCTTCCTGTGATTGTTGCTCAAGCATGGGAAGGCTTTAAAAATGGAGTGTCCCAGATTAGCTCGTTTATTTACGATTCTTTCTTTGGTGCCATTTCGGGCGCTATCAATGCCGCGAAGGGATTGTTAAGCAGTCTCCCTCTTGTGGGTAGTCTGTTCTCGGATTCCTCCGGAAGTGCGTCAAATTCCGTATCTTCTGCGGCGGCATCCGTCATCCAGCAGTCTTCCGTCACGACCACGAATCGATTTGCGGTAGACTTCGGCAATGTACCTCAGGGTACAACAATTACACCTCCGTCCAGCGGAGACTTTGACTGGTCCCGTAGCTATACTCTTGCAGGAGCCGTATAATGAGTTCTTTCCGTTACGAATATGCAGACTCCCTGGAAAAAGTCAAGATCCAGACGGTAGCCGGTGAAGTCGAATGCGTTGGCGCATCCTACAATGGAGTCCCTTTTCTTGTCGAAGAGGCTACTGGTAATGGCGGGCGTAACATCGTTACGTCTGCTTTGCCGTTTACAAACGAGCATGTAAACGAAGATACTGGCAAGATTATCCGTCAGTATCCAATGAAGTTCTACCTAGTTGGTTCCGATGTTTCCAATAAGCTGGAGGACTTGGAAGAAGCCTTCAACAAAGAAGGTGTCTTTGACCTTGTGCATCCATACTATGGGAAATTCAAGGTCCGTTGCGGACCGTATTCCGTCACGTTCTCCACTGCAGTCCAGGAATACGTTACCGGCGAAGTGACGTTCATTCCGGAAGCGGATCCTAAAAAGGTTGCCCGTTCTGTGGTGGACCTGAAGGGTCAAGCCGCAATGAAGGCCCAGAAGGCGCTGGATGATTCAAGTGCTCAATTTAAGCAGAACTTCAATATCCTACAAAAGGCGCGTTCAGTTGTGAATGGTGTTTCCAGTTCTGTTAGTTATGCACTTGATGCTGTTGAGTCTGCACGACAGACTCTTCGCGATGTCAAGGGATTTGTGAGTGAAATATCAAGGATTCGTTCGAACATCGGTTTACTACTTCAGACTCCCGGCGATTTTGTGGCTCGCTTTCAGGACCTGTTTACAATGACTGTGGAGACGTTCGGCGTTGATGGAGGATTTGTTGACTATACGAACGAATCTCTGGCGCTGATGGGTAAATTCGAAATGGGCGACGGCGTACTTTATGCCGATGACATGTCCAGGATGGTATCGAGGTTGTCCATTATGTCGGCTGCAGCTATGGCTACCCGTTCTGTGGTGAACTGCAACTTTTCTACTGCGGAAGACTTGCAAGATATGCACGACCGATTTGCCGAAGCATTTGAGGCTGCTCGCGACAAGATAGACTCCATCGATGACTATTTAGCTTTGTCCGATATGGAGGCCACGGCAATGAAGTATCTTCGGGATGAAGTCTCGAAGCTTCCGGTTGTTGTGGAAATGCCGTTGAATTCTACACGAGATGCCATCACCGCATGCTATGACTGTTATGGATCCTTGGAGCGCCTGGAAGAAATCCTTGAAAGAAATGTTATTTCTGAACCGATGGTGATTACCCGCAAATCCTTGAAGGTTGTATCTGAATGATTGAAGTATTTGCCAATGGAATGAAATTCAAGTATTGGACGGGTGTGAAAATATCCCGTTCACTTGACCATATTGCTGCAGGATTCAGTCTTAGCATAGTTGCAAGGGATTCCATCGGGAATACCGTGAAGCTTTTCCCTGGGGATTCTGTTGAAATCGCGCTCAATGGTACTACCGTTATCAAGGGCTATGTCGAAAAGTTTTCTACGTCATTTTCTGCTGGTAGTCATACTTTTTCTGTTTCTGGAAGCGAGTCTAGCTGCGATATTGCGGACTGCTGCGTTGATAATCCATTGGAGTGGTCCAACAAGACTCTTGATAAGATTATTAACGATATCTGCGGTAAGTTCGGGTTGACTTTCTCGAATGTGATGGGCGTTGATGTGGGGAAGCCACTTAAAAAGTTTTCAGTGGATCCTGGAACGAAGGCCTTGGAAACTATCTCGAAATTGTGCAAGGAACGCGGGATTATCCCATGCTCAAATGGACTTGGACAGATTTATTTGCTCAAGCCTTCCGGATGTAAACGTGGGCCGCAATTGAAACAGGGTGTAAACCTTGTAAGTGCGTTGGTAGATTTTTCGATTACGGACCGCTATTCTGCCTATTATGTCTATGGATCCGGAAAGGCCAAGTCGAAGGTGAAGGCGACCAAGACTGACCCGGATGTAGGCCGTTATCGCCCGCTAATTGTTGTGGATTCCAATGCGACACAAAAAGAAAGTGTAGAAGCCCGCGCTGATTGGGAATACTCAATCCGTAAGGCTAAATCAATGGGCTTCAAGTGTTCCGTTCGTGGATGGTCCAACGAAATCGGGTTGTGGGAGCCTGGATTGATGTGCTCGTTTGAAGCTCCGGATTTGTGCGTAGATGAACCTGTGGACCTTCTTTTGTCTTCTGTGGAGTATTCATGGGACAATAATGGTGAGGTAACAAACATTACCCTTGTGTCTCCTGACGTCTACGCTCCACAACCTGAAACGAAAAAGGTTAAGACAAAGGCCCGTTCGCCGTGGGACTCTATCAAGAAGGCGGTAAAGGGATGAGTATAGAACACTTTCTGGAACAGGTATTCAACCGAATCCGCTTGATGATTGGTCGATGCGTTGTTATTGCGACCAGGTACAATTCCGGAGACTTGGAATCCGACATTGAACTTGTCGCTGGAGAGCGACGCCGTGATGTGGAATTTGTCCAGCAATACGGATACAGTTCACGCCCGAAGGGCAATGTCTCTGGCGTGGCATTGTTTGTTGGAGGGTCCCGCGATAACGGTGTCGTGATTGCTACCAATGGAGATGACATTGGTGAGAAACTTGAAGAAGGCGAGATTCTTGTTCATTCGCCACATGGCCAGAAGATTTTGATGAAGTCTGATGGAAATATTGAAATTTCTTGTTCACAGGATTGTAAGGTGTTTTGCAAGAATGACCTGATTGTAGATGGAAATATCCGTTCCAAGAAGGAAGTATCGGCCATGTACACGGCAGATGGTGTTCCATGTTTCAATCTTAGCCCGCATCCTCATGCATCTGCTGTTGGTCCTACAAGTGCGCCTACACCTACTCCGCCGACTCCGTAAAAAAGATGGTCAAAAAATGCGCTTAAAAATTGCTCACGTTGTACTTTTATGACGTGAGCGATTTAGCATTGAAACGACTTGAAGATGGAACGTATGATCTTGATTTTGAATCATACGATTTTCGTGTTACTGATGGGTTAGAAAATTCTGTAATACTCTCGCTGGGTACCTTTTCTCGCGATAGTTCTCTTGACAATGTGACGTGCAATATTAAACCGGCTAAAGGTGGATGGTGGGCTGACTCGCTTGACGAAAATTGCGAACTTGGAAGCCGTCTTTACGAATCAATTCCAGGAAAGAGTGTCGATGAATCTGCAAAAATTGCTGAAAAACTTGCTGCAGACGCTCTTCAATGGATGCTTGATGACGGAATTGCTTCATCGGTTAACTGCGCTGCTAATTTCGTTGAAAATGTGATTGTTCTTAGAATTTCTATTCGTAAGCCGGATGGTGACGAAAATACGTTTGCTTATGAAGTAAACTGGGAGGCTACCAGTGGAATTTAAGTCTTTGTCTGACCTGATCCAGATTGTTGATAACCAAATGGCTACCGCCTTCTATGGTGATGGCTCAGTTATCCGTAAGCGAGTTATCAAGGTCCTTTCGTCTATTATCGGCGCGGCACTCTACATGATTACACTTGTGTCCAAGAATATCTGGAAGAATCGTTTTGTGTACACTTGCGATGTGAATAGCCTGGATGGGTTTGGAGCGGAATACTGCCTTCCTCATAAGCCGCCTGTATATGCGACTGGGTTCGTGAAAGTGTCTGTCGAAGGGAATGGATCCGTGAGCATTCCGTCTGGTACATTTTTTGTTGATTCTGAAGTTACCAATATGGAATACCAGACAATCAGTGATGAAACTGTTGTGAATGGTTCTGAAATTCGTGTTGTTGCTGCTATCGCTGGAAGTGAAAGTAATATCGGAAAAGATTCCGTTTTGCAGTTCAGGGATTCTGTTCCGACTGGCGTTGGTAATGAAGTCGTAGTTTGCGAGAATGGTATTTCTGGTGGACGTTCTGTTGATGTTGTGATTGATGGTGAGAATAAACAATGGGGCGAGACTCCTGAGGAATACCGTTCACGTCTTCAGGACCGTGTTCAGAACACTCCGCAGGGAGGTTCCAAGAATGACTATAAGGGATGGGCTCTTCGATTCAATTTCGTTACGGATGCTTATGTGATTGCCGGTGTTCCGAAGGTCAATTCTGTCGTTGTTGCTCTTGCAAATTTTGAGAGTGGTTCTTCTGTAGCCTTGACGGATTCACAAGTTTCGGAAGTCGATGAATATATATGCGCCGATGACCGCCGACCGATTACTGCCGATGTTAGAGTAATGTCTGTTACTCCTGTTACTTTCAACGTTTGTGCGACCGTTACTCCTTATTCTGATTCTGTGAGGGAATCTGTTAACTCTGCAATTGTAGAGGTGCTGAGAAAGGTTGGTCCCGGAGAAAGTATGACTTTTGACGATGTGAGAATTGACGTTCTAGCCAATTCTACTGCAAAGACTTTCGTGATTAATTCCGTGATCAAGGGGATTGCGGCAGTAAATGAATTTGACATGGTCTTATCTGTTCCTACGTCTCCTGAATCGTCTGTTGCACCAGTGGCAGAAATTGCAAATGTGAAGCTTACCTTGAGCAAAGGTGTAGAATGATCGTTTTTAGTGACAAGGTTATCTCATTTGAAGGCTGCGATACCACGTTGTGGGGCGTAGGTTTTGTGTCAGGATGCAAAGTTAAGTTTTCTGGTTTACCTATCGAAAAGAGTCTTCTTGATGTGAGTGACGAACTGATCGTTTTCAAGGCTCCTGCTGTAGGTTCATACACGGTATATGTTGAAGACTCTGAAGGAAATGATTCTAACGACGTTTCGCTTGTGGTGATGTCTCGTGAATTTATGCCAGTTAACAAGCTGATTAAGCGAGACGTAAATGATTTTACTTTGATGCTTAAAGGTCTTCTGCCGCGTGGATTCATTTGGAATTTCAAGTGGTCTTCTGTTAACTCTGAAAAGACTAACTGGCAGAAACTACTTGAATCTATTGCTGGCGGTATTTCAAACGTTTGGAACAATATGCTAGTTCCTCTTGTTTCGAATTCTTCTCCGGCAATTACTAGCGCTATCGTTGAATGGGAAAGTGAACTTGGACTTCCTAGAAACGGGCTTAATTTCGATACGGATAAAAAACGTTCCGATGAAATTTACCGTGTGTCTCGTGGTCGTGGTGGAAATACGATTCCGTTTTTAAAAAGCGTTGTTGAACTTTTCGGACTTGATACTGAAATCTATGAATACTTCAAGAGTCCTGATGAATTTCCGCAGTGGGTGAAAGATCTTGGCGATGACGCTTATATGTATTCCATGATAAAGATTACAGAAGGCGTGACGCCAACTGAATTCGACTGCGAATCTAGTTGCGAAGATTATCTCTCGTTCTGGTGGAATCAAAATTTTGAAAATGCAATTGAGTTTGACAAGCTTGCTCATGTCAAGTTCATCTTTGTGTACGAATAGGAGCTTATATGCACAAAATCAAAACTAAAACGTCTGTAGATGGAGAATTTGTTCCTGGAAATCCTTCTACCGGTCAGCAGGCGACAAAATTGAATGCTGAGTGGTTTAATACAGTTCAGAGAGAACTTGTAAATGTTGTTACGGATGCTGGAATAGTTTTGTCCGAAACGGATGATACTCAGGTTGCTCGGGCAATTTCAATTCTTGCTATTGCTGCCGCTTTGAATGGCTCCCACGAAACTAATGGATTCACGATTGTAGATAGAAGCGGAAACAGTACGAATATGTCTCCGTATGGTTTCGGAGCTGATTTTACCAAAGCTGGTGTTAGCTTCAGTGTTGATAACGAAGGCTTGCATGTTTCCGTTAACGATTCTGATGGGAATGACGTTGATATAGATATTGGTTCTCAAATTGACGTTGGAGATGATGTCCATATTACAAGAGGTACATCTCAGTTCAATATTCTCAACGTTTTGGGAAAACTTGTAGTATATGGAAATGTGTTTTTAAGCGGTTTGAATCTTACTGATTCTTTACTTAAGATTACAAAGGAAACTCTTTTTAAGAATCCCGTGTCCATCGGTTCCGAAGGTCATAAGGTTGAGATTGACGTTGATGGCAATGTAACTGCAGATAAGGAAGTCAAGGGTTTTGTGGTTACTTCTCGCAAGAGCATGCTTGCTGGAACGACGTTTGGCGGTAAAATTTATGATGCTGATTCTTCCAGTAATCTCCTGAATCCGTCTACTATCCTCGCTACGGTTGCGAATGCTGGTGCAGTTGCTATGGTAAGAAATAATACTGGATTT